AGCATAAACTCTAATACATCTTTTCCACCACAAATCTCTGTAGAAATCCTAAACGAGTTTGGTGCTGATCCTGTTCTAAATGGCGCACAGCCTAGCCCTACTTTCTATCAAGTCGTAGCACAAGACGGAGTAGAAGAAGTAGATGGTCAATGGTTTACTAAGTTTATCTGCGTAGACATGGATCAAGAAGCTAAAGACGCTAAAGATGCACAATGCAAAGCAAGCAATAAAGCTACAGCAGAAGGCAAGTTAGCCGCTACAGACTGGACACAAGTAGCCGATGTTCCTTTGCTAAACAAGCAAGAGTTCGTAGACTACCGTACTGCGGTTCGTGCTATTGCGCTAAACCCACCAGTACAAGCTACTTTCCCTGACATACCAGCAGAGCAATGGTAATGGCTACTATAGATAAAAACGAGGCTGCGTTATCTGCACATGAAGCCATATGTGCTGAACGCTATACAGGTATAAACGCTAGGTTAAAACGCTTAGAGCAGATTCTTCTTGGGTCTGCTGGTTTTATTATTGCAATTCTGCTTACTCTTGTTCTCAAATTAAATTAAGCCTATGAACTATGTCCGATCAATTTGGATTTTTAGAAGGGGTAAAGACTCTTAGCGGAAGCATTGATGCTACTAGAGAGGCAAGTAAAGGTCTATCAAAAAGCATAGAAGGCATCCAGCAAGACGGATTAGATGTCGCTCAAAAGAGATCGCAAGAAAGGCGCAGAGAGCAACGGGAAGCAGAATTAAAAAAACAAACAGCGTTAATTAAAGCATTAGAAGATTGGCAGCAAAAGAAACAGATTAGCGACAGAGAAGCAAAACTAAAAATAGATTTTGTAAAGCAGTATGGCGCTAAAGAATGGGATGCAGTTTTAAAGATTAAGTTGGATATTGAAAACCTTGAAAGGAAGAACAATGAAGCTTTTAAACACGATCTTAAAGAAATTAGGCGAGTACAGTTCTATTGCTTTGCAGCAGCTACGGTCATTGCCTGGTATCTTGTCTGGGGTATCAAATAAGACAAAAATGATTGCTGCTGGCGTAGTTATTGTTCTACTTATTCTTCTCCTAATCTAATGCTTACACTAATATCTACAGCCCTATCCTTTTTAATGGGCGGCTTGCCTAAGTTACTAAACTTCTTTCAAGACAGGTCAGACAAGGCACACGAACTAGAACTCGCCAAGATGCAAACAGAGCGAGAACTACAAATGCTAGAGCGTGGCTATATTGCACAAGCTAAAATCGAGGAGATCCGTTCCGATCAGATACAGATGGAAACACAGGCTGTAGAACGCTCTGCAATGTACCAGCACGACATCGAGATAGGTAAGGGTGCATCCCAATGGATCATCAACCTAAGAGCCTCTGTACGCCCTATGGTGACCTATTTGTTTGTACTTCTATTAATCGTTGTAGACATTGCATCTATCTGGTGGGCGTGGTCTGTAGGCGCACCGTTTGCCGAATCTGTTACCATGATCTTTGACGATCAGGAAATGCAGATATTAGCCTCTATTATTGCCTTTTGGTTTGGTACTCAGGCTTTTAACAGTAAAAAATGATTGACCATAAAGTCATTGAGATGATTAAGCACCATGAGGGCGTTAAGCAAAAGCCTTACCAATGCCCTGCTTTGCTTTGGACTGTAGGTGTAGGTCATGTTATAGACCCGACTCATGCTAGAGTACCACTCGCAGAACGAAAGGCTCTGCCTATCCCTAGTGGCTGGGATAGAGCCTTAACGATGGGAGAAGTAGATGAGATTCTTGAAAAAGATTTGGCAAGGTTTGAAAGCGGAGTACAGCGATTATGTCCTACTGGTCTTAATCCTGGCAGGTATGGCGCACTTGTATCATTCGCCTTCAATGTTGGACTTGGTAATCTCCAAAATTCTACCCTTCGGATGAAGCACAATCGAGGCGAGTACGAGGCTGCTGCCGATGAGTTCCTAAAGTGGAACAAGGCTGGCGGCAAAGAACTAAAAGGTCTTACAAACAGAAGAAAAGACGAGCAAGCTCTTTATCTATCCTAAAACAACTGAGTAAGGTCAACATACTTAAAATGTTTGATTGGGACATCGAAAAACAACTCGCCAGCAGAAACCTCTGTATTCTTGACCTCTATCAATGGACAGCCTTTCACCAACTCTGCTTTCATCCAATACGCATTACTTAACTGTTGAGTTAGTGCAAAAAATAGCACAGGCTGATCTTGCTGAAATAGCTTGTCTTTCCGATGCGCTATATGAATGGTGGGATAGTGGCAGTAATCCCAGCCCCGAACTTCTACTTCAATACACCCAACTAACTTTCCTGCTCTGTATACGAGAAGATCAACTCCATACACATTAGGGTTTTCCCTACATTCCAATCCCCACTTCATCTTTACCCAATCCGTTACCGCCTTCCGTGCTGGTGGATCGTACTGGTCGTGAAGTGCCTGGTTAAACTTTTTGGTAATCATGCTAGTTTGAATAGAGGTGAACTAGCAAAACCCGTGAAGGATACACGCTATTCTCGCTTGTTAATCAAGGCGCTCGGTCTGACTCTTTTTGCGCTAATAGCAAAGGCTTAGTCTTTTGTATTAAGTCTAGCTCTGCCACAAACGCTTTCTCTATTTCAATTATAGAGTGACCTTGCCGCAATAGTCTGGTAACTACTTCTGTTAGGTTAATCATTGGCACATCACATAGTTAGGGCAAACAGTACAGATTGTTACTTTGCCGTTAATAATGTAAGTCGTGGTCTGACAAGCATAGGCACTTGTCGCTAGTAACATATATGTTACCAATCCAATAGCTATCTTTTTCATATCTTTTCCTTAGAATGGGATGTCATCTTCAATGGTGTGCTTTGGCATCTCATCATCGCCCCTAGCTTTAAAGTTACTTTGCTCTTTTATTTTGCCAATCGACAAGCTAAAGAACTTACCTTTCTTCCCTTCTTTGATCCAGCCTGACAGCCAATGCTCCTTGCCGTTAATCATAATTGACCCAGCGTAATCAGGATGCGTATCCTTTTCCTTGCGGTCATTCTTAAACAAGCTGCCTGATCCTTCTTTTAGTTCGTAAGCCATTATTTCGTACCTTTCAATTTAGTAACCATCTCATTCACTTCACTTAGAAACTTCTGCACTTCACCTTCCATAGACTTGATGTACTCCTCATCTCGCTCAAGTCGCACTACAAACAGTTGCAAATCCTCTGGTAAGCGTGGATCGTAGCTAACAAAGTCACACCACTTACGCCCTGTTACCGCCATTTGGCATTGCATTTGCGGAACATACTTAACAGGTGGCTTGCCGCCTAGCAAATACTTAATATGGTTCTTGCTGCTGGGACACTTAATCTCAAGCAATCCATCCTCGCCCACAAGACCGTCTGGGCTGCATCCAAACCATTCTATCGTAGGATGCTCTACAAACGACACCTGCTCTACAAATACATTAGCGTGTGCCTCGTATGCAATCCTAGCCATTGGCTCTTGCAAAGTCCCCCATTCCATTGCTGGATTAGTAAAGGTTTCGCTAGGTTTGTTAGTCAGCCTTTGGACTACAAGCTCGGTACGATAATCTTCCCTAGTTACTGCCTCGCCTGTCTTAACCTTTGCTAAGACATCCGCAATCCTGCTGGCGGTTACTTTGCCCAAGCGCAATGCAAACCATTCTGGCGATCCCTGTTCAATCATGTTTTACGCTTTCCATTGCAATTACCTTTAATTGGGTAGCTAGTACAGAAACCTCTAAAGCGGCTTGTGCTGCCTCTAAATGGTTTTCTTTTAGTTCGTGGTTATAAAAACTTCTGAGCATCCTCATGGCTTCCAAATACACTTCAGCGTAATCTTTCATTCTTTATCTTCCATTGATTCGTTAATTGGCTGGGTTATAAATGGTACATCAGAAAGCTCGTTCATTTCCCATTTTTTTGCAAACTCAGCAGACATGGCATCTATCGCAGCGTTCCATCCTAAAGCAAAGTATTCCTGCGGATGGTAAATAGATTGCTCTAAGTTATTAAACGCCTCTAGGCAATGTTTATTTATCATTTTTTCTTCCATTTATAAATGACGGTATCTAGCTTTACCTCTGGCGCAATATCATCTATTGACTGGTTGCAGATAGCCCGAAAGTCAGCCCACTTCTTTTTGTAGAACTCTTGCTCACTAGCTGGAACATAATTGTAGAGTTTTGCCCAGCGAATTGTAATGTCTGTCCCTGCTTGGGTATATATGTAATCATTTTTCATTTTTTCTTTCCCTTGTATCTTTGTTCGGCTGATCTTTTTAAACATACTCCGCATCTCCATCTTGTAACTGGTCCTGTCTTTACCAACTTAAAATCAATAGCTGGTCTTTCCACCTGACAACTAGCACAGAATTTCCTGTCCACCATCCCACCCTTCTTTTAAATATCCATACTCTGAGGCATCGCATACGGCTCTTGTATCGGAACACACATCACAGCGATCCACCCAAATCCTGTATTGGTGGTCTTTTGGTCTGTGTGTCCCCCACTTTATGCCGCATTCCGAACATACATTATCAGGCTGCTGATCCGCTAGTTTCATTTAGTAGCACTTTCATCTGTTCGTAAGCTGCAACTAATTTATCTAAATCTGCCTTATTGTTGGTAAATTTAGGGTAAGATAGAGCGTAGGCGGTTCGCAATTCGGCAGGACTTTCTGCCGCCTGTAAATTGCCAATGTAGTACGCCACAGGGTATGTCTTATCTAGGGGTTTTTCATCGTCTGGTGGCAAATCTTCCCCAGCATAGATATACAAGCCAAGCCCATGTAAAGCAATCGCTTTAGCCAAACAACGCTGCATAGCCGTGTTTACCGCAAACGCATCTGGATTAGGTATTGCCTTGTTGCGATAGTCCATTACTGGTAGCTGGGCGGTCATAGACTTGCCAAAAGCGTTAACAGTACAAAACACCATCATTGTTTCGCCAAACTGTATAGGTTGACTATACGACCATGTAGCTGCTGAATCATTCATTAACAGCGTATCTACAGCCCATGCCCAAGATAAGTAAGATAGGTTATTCTTACGCTCTATTTTTTCTGATACATCAATCTTTCTTAGTTCTTCGTACTTGCTCATGTCTATTCCTTCACTTAGTTAAATAATATTCTGCTACAGCTTCTTGGTACTCAAACGACAGGTGGTACAGCTTCCTGCCTAACTTCTCCCATTCCTTCTTTTCTATGCAATCACGCAGAAACGACTGTAGATCAGGGTCATTGCACTTTTGCTGTAGAGCCTCGCCCCACTTAAATATATCGGATGGGTCGTACTCAGGATCGTTTTTAACGGTATCGTAGATACGCTCTTGCAGATCCAAGCTGTAATCGTCATCTGCTGGCTCGTAGTAGTTGTCGTTGTTATAGGTCATAGAACCCCCATACGCAAGCCATAAACGATTGCAACAAAGAATACTATTACTGCTCCTAAACAACCGCCTAAAATAATTTCCTTCATTTGTAACTCCTTCACGAGTGGTTAATCTGTACTGCATGAATCCATACTAATCTACAAATGTAGAGATTTGCAAACTATTTTTCATAGGACAAACCCTTAGTGTTGCTTTTACGCACTTTGTTGTTTTTTTGCAATCGTGTAGAATAAAACTCTACTTAGGAGAAACCATGACCGCATTTGAAAAACTAATGGCTGAATTTGGCTCAATCAAGAATCTTTGCCAAATCCTAGATGTTAAGTATGTAACCGCCTATGCCTGGAAGATGCGGAACGGCATCCCTGC